TGGGAAGCTTTTTCTCTACGCCCCAGATGACGGTAGCCCAACGGACAAACAGGAGCTAACAAGTTTGAGATGATTGAGCTACCATGACCACATATATATTATCCCACGACAATGTCAAGAACTTTTTTACCAGCTTCTACGCTGCTGGGTCCGCATCCCTGATCCTTTCTTCCTGCTTTTCTGAACGAAACGCTAATGGGCGTTGGGAAATGGGAACTAAATGGTGAGCTTCACCTGAGTCTCGGTACCAGCTGCAGAGAAGGGTCGATGGTCAATGGTCAAAGAATGGTGAATTTGCAGTGGGAAATGGGAGATGGGAACTAAACGCTGCTGGATCGCGGTCCCTGATGCAGCTCAGAGTCAATGATGGTGATTAACAATTGTCCGTAGTCAACGGGAAACGGGAAAGTGGCAAATGGGATGGGGGTCGACGGCTCATGGATCATGGCCGATGTCCACTGGTACAGTTTCAAAGCTCTCTCCTTGAGGGCCTTTTGCAAGATAAAAACACGTCCTCCTGCAAGTCCACGCCTGATAATCCACGACTTTTGATACTTAGATAGTCCAAGCGCTGTACCCGAACTTACCTTTAGCTCTAACCAAAAATCTACACCATTGAAACAGCCATTAACGTCTGGAACTCCTAGCCCTACGTCGGTTTCTATTCTTTGAAAATGTACGCTTGGCAACGCTTTTCTTATTTCTTGAAACAGTTTTGACTCTTGTTTTCTCATCGGTTTTATCTCCTAAATTTATGTTCTTTTGAATGTAAGGTAAGAACCATTTATTATCCCTAATTATCTGTGATAGGGTATTGGTCAAATTATTAACTACAAGCTCTTCGTCTTTCTCTACAGCCAAGCAATTACCCTCTGAATTTAAACCAGAATGATACACCGCAGCATGCATAACTTCATGCAACAGCGAGTTTGCCATAGATCTAGATGACTGAGTTTTATCTAATTCAATTGTATTTTTTACAGAATCGTACTCGCCGAAACAATGATTGTCGTTATCATTAGAAGGTGAAATAATATTAATTTTAACATCTTCGTAGTTAACCCTTATTTTCTTTTTTAGTGTGGACACTAACAGCTCCTACATTAGTTGATATCAAATGCGAGTTATGTACTCTATGAAATGCGTCCCAGAAGTCTTTTTCAGTCTTCCACCGAACTATCTTCTTCGGCTTCAAGCTCAAGGATTTTGCTGTTTGGTATTTCATCACGTAACTCATTTATCTGTTTAATCAATTCGTCTTTTGACATTGCTGACAAGTCTTGAACCTTAATTTCTTTTTTGTCAACATACAAACCAACAGATTGGCCAAGCCGAAACTCAGCGTTGATGGCCGCAGCAAGCTGTCCTTTGTCTTCTGCTTTTTTTGATAAATCGTCTAATCTTCTAAGATGTCTGTAATGATCTTTGTAGGTCTTAGCAGCTGAATCTCTTAACTTCTCAATGTAAGCAACCACATGAGGATATTTATCAGGATTAGTTAATAAACTGCCTGTCTTCTCACAAATTTTATCAGCATAGCCTGCAGCTTTAGCCGCTTCTTTTTTGGTTACGTCTGGGTATCTTGAAACATAATACTCAGCAAATGTTCTTTGTTTCGGAGTCAAGAACTCTGCTCCTTTTAATCTTTTCTTTAATGCTCCAACAGTATTCATAAATTTTAAAACCTATATAGGTACAATAAACTAAAATTAGATATATACCACAAAAAACATCGCCTAACCAGTAGAGCTAGTTACTTAGTAAGCTGAAATTCAGTGTACTTTCAGTGTAGTAGGCTGAAAGAATAAACGTTGGTATATAAGGATAATAGTCTATTTTCCTGTTTTCAGTGTACTCGGTACTATTTTTTGTGTTGTAGGTGTTCGTACCTTGTAGTACCTTATAAGAAAGCTGAAATTTGATAAATTGTTGTATTTTTGTCACAACTGTTACGTGTATGCACTTTAGAACCATTCTAAATTATATTATTTGCCGTCGTCCGTGATCCGTGGTACTGTGTTGTATGATACATGGTTTCTCCCAATTAGTATCTATTGACATGGAGGTGTTCAATGAATAAAACTTAGCTGATTGCTCAACAATCAAGGCTCAGCGGTTTATTTGTTTTTCAACTCCCTTTCTTCCGCTGGGCCTTTCAAATAATCCCTCACTTTACTAAATCTTTCTTTATTTTTCGCAATATGTTCACAAGCACCAATAAACTCTTGATCGGTATAATCAAACTTCATTCTATTTACGAACCAACAACAAAACACCACGTTTCCCGCTTCATACGGCCTCGTAGAGTCGAATCTATCAATAGATATGTTGGTCTCTGTCGGTTTACCAGACCCAAGCTCCCAAGTCATTTGTATGCCAGAATACGGACATAACAATCCAAACTTAAACATTTGTTTTTGAAATATTTTTAAAAAATCATATCTATTTATTGTAGACTTTTTACGACGTTTTTTTGGATTAATATTTCTTAAATTTTTAGTAAGGTAATCCACATATTCAAAGGGACTACTGCTGTGTTTTTTAATTCTAGCTTCATTTAAACATGTTCGACATTCCGCCTGGAGCCGTCGTCGACCAGCCTTGAAGTAAAATTCAGTTAAACTTTTGCGCTCATCACACTTGCTGCATTGTTTGGTACTGCTCCAACCATTAATTCTATACTTTAAACTAAAGTCTGATTTTTCTTTTTCGATTATATTCTTTTCGCCATTTGATATATTCGATTTGCTCTCTTGAGAAGTAAACCTGCTCATTGTCTACCATCCGTTGGTAAACATCATATACGTAAGTGTGATCAAACCCAGCCAAAGCACAGACAGTATTGAAATCGTTACCCCCATCAGAGAACCAACCGTGTGCCTTATACTTTTGTATAACCAACGGTCTCTCCATACCAGGATATATAACGTCTTCAAAAGCGCGTTGCAAAACAGCCCGCCATAATTTTTGTTCTGGTAATATTTTTTCAGACTCATATCCTGTTTTTAGCTCCTCATTTAACATGATAGTTGAATTAAACGAGGACTAGGTCAGAATGGTAGCTCTGTAATGATGACAAAAGAGATCACCTAGCCCTCATTTAAATCACTTAACTACGCGCAATATACTCGCATTAAGTTTCTCCTTATCTGTTTTTTTTCGGATCTGATCTAAATGGACTCTGAAGGCTAATCCACTTTCATCAAACCCAAAACTAGCTCCACAAAACAATCCGTACAGTACGGACTTGATCTTATTAAACTCTTCACGTGTAGTTTTCGACGCGATGAGCTTCACTGCGTTGTCTAGTTCAGCCACAAATACTCCTAAATTGTTGATTTTAAATAAAATATAAAAAAGAAAATGATTCGGTTTTTAAGTTGATCGTCAACTAAGGCCCTTATACCCTCGATTGAGGGTATTGACAAGGGTTATTTTACTTCTGATAAGATTTTTTTGAGATAAGCTTCTGGAGTCATTTTACGGTCCTTCGCCCGTCGTTCGACTTCCTTCTTAATCAATAGCGATATATATTGGCTAGGCCCTCTATGTTCCTTGCCACATAGACCTTTTAAAATATCGTAGTCTGGTTTACGTACCGCAACTGATTTGTGTCTGGTTATATTCATAATAGTCCTCCTAGATCTTTATTAATGAATTTTATTATTTTTTCTAAATTTTGAATGGAGCATTGGTTCACGTAATTCGTTATCGTTTTCTTATGCCTACCTTTCAATTCGTTGTGCCGTCGTCCGCGATTCATTTCCTGTACTGCAGCAACTTCGGGTCGAGTCATATCAGGCATGTTTTTTCATGGCCTCCTGGACATACTCATTCGGTTTTTCTACAACTCTTTGATAAAACTTCAACTCTAAGTCACGTTGTTTTCTTTCCAATTGCTCGTCGTAAAATTTACCATCGGTAATCGTAATCACAGACGGATAATCAGACCCTCGAACAATGGCCCCTTTACCATTCTTTCTATTCTCCATAAACTGTTTCGCAGTCTCTGGATGTTTATCTTTTAAATAATTTAAAAGATCTTTGCCATACACCATAAACGCGTGAATGTTTTGTTGCCATAACTCAATATTATCTTTTGAGTCTTCTAGCTTGATTACTATTTTTTTATTTTCTTCTGTCATGTTTTTCTCCTTGTTAATTCATAAACCCACGTATATCTTTAATAGCTTGTTGTGCGGTGTACCCAGTTTCTTTTTCAAAAGCTTCAAAGAATTTTTGTAATCGTCTTTGACATTCTGCATCGTTCATGGGTGGATCTTCGCCTACAATATGTTCATCTACTAAATCAGATACATCATATTTTTCCAACAACATCTTAACCCATTTTACTACTGGATTATTTTTATCTACGTTTTTACCTAAACTCATGTCAATCCTATCAGCATCACTATAACTAAGAACGAAATCGTGCGAGGAAAAGATAGCCATAACAAAACAAACAAGGCGACTAAAATTAATAAGGTCTTCATGATTTTGTAATTTCCGCATGGATAATCCTTTTGGCTAATGTTTTATCAAATAACATGAAACCAGTGTCACCCATGACTAAATTAATATCAGCCATTTGAGTTGCAATGATGTCAATAAAATCTTCATCTTTGAATTCAGAGTCCTTAACAGTTTTAATTAAACTATCCACTTTAGAATTCAATTCTTTCCAACTATAAACATTCATCTTTAGTTTCAATTCACTTTCCAAAAAGTTATTTTTTGTTTTACGGTACTGAGCAACGTATCAAATACTTTTTGCAATCTTGTATGATCGTCCATTGTAATTGTTTCAAGTGGTTTTGAATTAACGAACAATCGAATTTGTTTTGCATCTTTGTTTAACTCAACAGAGAAGTTTGGATTATCAGAGTCCATAACACTGAGCCCTGATCCGTGATCCGTCGTTCGTACTTCTTGTTGTGTTATATTTTGTTCAGCTACCAATTTCTTCATATCCCATGAATATAGTATTGACACCCTCATTGTCAAGCATTAAAATAACTCGTAAGGTAGCTAATGAAATTTATTTTAATTTTACACGTCTGTAGTTTATTAAACCAAGCATGTCCAGGTTCAATGTATCCACGTGAAATTTACCCTTCTCACTACGATTGTGCGATAGCAGGATATACCCAAGCAAGAGAATTATTTGAAAAACTGCCAAAAGACGTTGTAAATAAAGAAAAATTAGCTATTAAATTTGAGTGTAGAGAACTTCAAAGTAGTTGACATTACCTCCCATAACCATTAATCTACATACATGAAGTCTTATCTTTTTTGTATTCGGTACGCTGGAAAGTACTACGAAAAGGTAGTTCAGGCCGAAACAGAGAGAGATGCTAAACAAGGACTTCTGGAAGCGGTAGATCGAGGAGATCCGTTTGATAAAGTTGAAGACGAAAACATGTATCGACCCGACTACTGTTTTGTAACTTTTGAGGAGGTCAAAGATGTTACAAAAGTTAATATCGGAGAAACTTCAGTTGGAGTCTCAATGGGCCAACAAAGCGTTAGCACAGGGTAGAGTCACAA